GATAAAATCATAGCCAGTAATTTCGGTTCCTTCTTTCTGCTGACGACGACCGATAATGAAAACTTCATTGGCTGAATACATCGCGCCAGTACCGCCGGACATAACGGTCTTACTAAACATTTCTTGCGTTTCGTAAGTGTGGTTAATAGCGATGCATGGGATATCATTCATAGTCAGATACGGCGTAACCATACGAAACAAGCCTTTAAGTGCTTTAGCTCGCGTCATATCCTGTGCGGATTTCTCATTAATCGCGTCTTCAACTTCTTTTTTGCTTGCTAAGTTACCGATTGAGTCAATAAAGATGATCACTTTATCTTCGCGGGTAATTTGCTCAAGCTGGTTCATGATTTCAAATTTAAGTTCTTCGATGTTCTTGATTGGAACATGCACCACGCGATCAGGATCTACTCCCATAGATTCCAGATATGCGGAAGTAATACCAAACTCAGAATCAAAGAACAAGCAAGCCGCATCAGGATTCTGTTTCATGTATGCACTAACACAAGTTAATCCCATGTTTGATTTAAAGTGCTTAGACGGACCAGCAAAGAAAATCAGACCAGATTGAAAGCCTTTTTTAAGATCACCAGAAAACGCAATATTCAGCATCGGGATCTTAGTGCGAGTATTTGTTTTTTCGTTAAAGAAGCTGGATTTAGACAGTACCGCAGTAGTTTTCAGGGTAGAGTTCTTTTTCAGTTTTTCCAGTACAGACATTATTAATACCTCTATTCAGTTAATCCGTAATACTTTAATTGCTTCATTGTTATTCGATCTTTGTAGTGCTCTTGAATTAACCGTTTCATCGCATCAACATCGATCGTCACAAATACTTCGTTGCTGTGATTTCCGTGAACTTTCTTGAAATGCTCTATGCCTTCCTCTCGTTCACGTCTAATCTTCTCGATATCTCTCATAGTATATTTCTCACATTGG